GCATAAGGGCCAGTGCCATAGGGACCAGGCGGGCGGCCCAGTGCTATGGCGGTCGGTCGGTCAGGTCCGGTAGGTCAAAAACTAGGCCGGGTTAAGAATGACCTGGGCGGGCGTATTGCAAGACCTGGGAGAGCCGGTCAAAAGTTAGGCAGCCTCCGGTCACGGTCCCACGCTACATGGTAGTAAGATGGACCGACCATCTAGGACAGACCCAGCTACGGACCGAGTCTGTCCAAGAAGCTCACCACCTCTCCGCCCGCTTAAAGCCAGGCATCCTAATTATCCCGCATGAGAGTCTTCCAGTCAAGCCCTTGCGTCTTTGTTGTTGTAGCAGAGCGTCCAAGCCCTAGCACGACAAGCGTAACAGTCAGCATAAAGGCTAGACCTAGCATGAATGCCTTCATTGAGTTGCCCACTGCCATGCTGCGTCGATGAGACCCTTGTGGCTGTAGTAGACATAGATGTATGCAGCCACAAAGATGATTGTGTCCGTCGTACCATACCAGATGCGTTGTCGTATTGTCATGATCCACTCCTAGCTGCTGTAGTCACCTGACTACAGGAGAAGGGAGTGGAGGAGCTTTCGCTCCTCCTGTCTTCCTTAGGCCTTCTTCAGAGGCTGGGTGAGCACGTTGCGCACGTGCTGGTAGCGCTTGCCCAGAGCCGAGGCAATCGCGCCCCGCTTGTAGCCCATCGCATCGAGAGCACGGATACGAGCCGAGGTCGTCGAGTGGCTCGCGAGCACCTGATCAAGCACATCCTGTGCGATGGCCGGAGCAGTGGTGATGGTCTCGACAGCAACAGTAGCTTCAGCAGCTTTCGTCATGATTCAGTTCCTTCTGGTTGGTTTGTTTCGTTTCGTTCTATGGAGGTTTCTCTCTTCCTTCCATACTTATAATATAACACACCTCCTCTNNCGTTTCAACAGAAAAATGCGTACATTAATTTTTCTTTTCGGCCTGTTTTTANCNGATTCGTACGTATTAGGACCCCCAAAAAATTCCGTCGGGTTTAGAATTCCTAGCCCATTATGCGGCAATAAAGTGATTCCCAAATGCCTTTTCATGGGGTTTAGAGCCCTTTTCCAAAAAATTTCGGTAGATTTTTAGAAATTCCCAAAGGTTTATGCGCCCACAAACTACCTCAAAAACCCCCTTGACAATGCCCTAAAGACATGTTATTATATACTTGACCCAAGCAGCTACTGCTTCAGCGCAGGCACAACAGGCAGTTCACGACATGGACCTCGAGATCCCAGGCGTCACAGTTCCGATGACCGATGCGCAAACTCAACCAGGAGCTGAGGTTGCAGTGCCCGTATCGCTACACCATGCGAGCAGTGGCGGCGACGACAACAGCAGCCATCGCAACCACATGCCCGCAGTCCAGACGCATCTTTCGCGGATGGATATCTTTCGGATCTCTGCTGGGAAGACACCGACGAATGACTTCGGGCTGCCCATTTATCTTCTTCGACCGGACTTGATCCCCGACGACTTGATGGCTTACTCGGAAGTCGATCAAGCGCATATTGTGCAATCTGCGGCTGTCCCCATTCTGTTCGATGAAGGCTTTCCGACGTTCGAGAATGGATCCAGCATCTGGAGTCGGATGGAGTTTGAGCCCGATGAATCGTTTGAGCTCTTCCGCAAGTATCTGGAGCAGGCAGATAAGCAAGGCGCTCGTCGACTTGAGGACCTGGCTTTTGAGCTCGGATCGACCTCTGCTTCGATTGCCGGAAATATCGATCAGTTTCTACGGACACTGAAGGAATACTTCACCTATTACAACTGGGCTACGCGTGCCAAGGCCCACGACATGTTTCGGGTGGCTGCATTCCACAAGCTTCGGGAACGTCGGATCCTGACGACAACGGACAAACATTACCTGGATGCCGAAAAGCTGATGTCTCGGCTGATGAACTTCTTCGACAAGAAGGATGAAGAGACGGGCGATTATGCTTGGATGAAGGATCTCTCTGCCAAGACTGCAATCGATATGCTGGACAAGCTCGCCAAACTCCAGCGGGTTTCGATTGGTTTGTCCGCACATGGTCTGAGCGCAGGCGAACAAGGCGATGCACCGAAAAACGCTGATGTCGAGGTTGTCCTCCGTCAGCTGGCCAGCAATGCGCAAGATCCCAATGCTCGTGGGAAAGGTGCCGAAGGTCAGGCAGATCTGCAGACCCTCCTTTCGAATCCGGATCTTGCTGGGATGGCTCAGGAGCTGATCATCCGCGTTGGTCGAGGTGGCAACTGATGTCTGATCAGGTCCAGAACCCGAGCCTTACCCCCAGCTCTGACCACACCCGCAGCGACCAAGTTTCGACTTCTCCTGCGCCGCTGGAAACGAGGCATCCCAACTCTTCGGCCCATTCAAGTTCGACACAGTCTTCGGTATCTCCGATTGCAATGCATGCAGCCAACCGGATGTTGCAGAACTACCGGCTGACGCCTGCCACGCTGTACAGCCGGATCGATCCGAACTGGATGGTGAAAGACTTCCTGCTGCAGGCATCCCTCAAAATTGCCCAGACGATTGTGAAGCCGAATGGACGTTTGATTATCTCGTGGCCCCCGCGTCATGGGAAATCACGTCTGGCCACCATTGCTACGCCGATTTGGATTCTGGAGAACTTTCCACACCTGAACATTATCCTCGCGACATATGGTGCTGACCTTTCGACTGACTTCGGTCGTGAGGTTCGTGATTTGTTCGAGCACAATTCGAACATCCTGAATGAGCGTATTCGCCCTGACGTGAAAAGTGTCGGTCGCTTTATGACGACCAAGGGTGGTGGGATGCTTAGCGTGGGGTTGGGGGGTGCAATTACCGGCAAGGGTGCCAACGTCTTCCTGATTGACGACTACATCAAGACGATGGCCGAAGCCTTGTCCAAGAGCAAGCGCGATGCTGATTGGGAGTGGTTCACGGGTACGGCATATCACCGTCTCGAGCCTGATGCCAGCATGATCATCATCGCAACTCGCTGGCATGAAGATGACCTGATCGGTCGTATCCTGAAACACTTCCCTGGAGAATGGGAGCATATTAAATTCCACGCTGAGGCTCTGGAAAACGATCCCCTGGGTCGAGAGCCTGGTGAACCTCTTTTCCCCGAGCGTTACGATCGTGCACAACTTGCTGACCGCAAGCGTGTGCTTGGCACCATGTTCTACAATGCGCTATTCCAGCAAGAGCCTGTAGACGAGGAGGCACGAGTCACCAACCGGGATTGGTTGGAGATTGTCGATGCGTTGCCGCCGGATGCTGAATCTCTTCTGCACTTTGCTCGAATTTGGGATTTTGGAGGCGGCAAAGGGAAAGAGAATGACCCTACTGTGGGCACTCTGCTGGCTGTCAACAAACTTACCCTGCAAGCATGGGTTGTCGACATCGCCCGAAAACGAGCCTCCCCCGAAGTCATCGAACAACTCGTGAAAGCCAAAGCTATGCAGGATGGCGTCAACACACGCATCCTGATGGAGCAAGAGCCTGGAGCTTCTGGCTTGCAGCTGGTCTCGCACTACAAGAACAACGTCCTCCCCCACTACAAGGTTGAAGGGTGTCCTGCTACATCGAGCAAGCTTGTGCGAGCACAACCGTTTCTGGCTGCCTGCGAAGCGGGAAAAGTCAAACTCCTGAAGCGTCCGTGGAATGAACCCTTCCTGGACGAATTTGCTGATTTCCCCGGTGGCGATCATGATGACCAGGTTGATACCTGTGCAATCGGTTACAACCGTCTTCTGGGGGCCAAACCGCAATCGCCTACCTGGGGTCGTCCGCTGCCCCAATCCGTTACGGATCCCAATGCAGAAGGGTATAACCCAGATGCGCACAAGCCCATTTCAGGCGCCACATGGGGTCGCAAAGCCATCGCACGTGTGAAAGGACGATAACAGATGTCCAGCGCTCTTCTCCAAAGGATCCGGGCTCTCGGAGGCCTTCTCGGAACGATGTTCAACGGCAATCGTGATCTCTATACCGTCTTCGGTTATGAGAAGACGCTGTCGTATCAGCATATGTTCCTGAAATATGCTCGGCAAGACATCGCGACCCGAATCGTGGAAGCCGAGCCCCGAGCAGTTTGGTCGGCACCTCCGTTGCTGTCTTCTTCTGCCGCTTTCCAGAAAGCCTGGGAAACCCTGATCACGGATCATGCACTCTTCGACAAGTTCTACAGGGTTGACAAACTCTGCGGCCTTGGCCGATATGCTGTGCTGCTGGTGGGCTATGACGACACAGCTGACTACAGCAAGCCGGTCAAAAAAGGCCGCAACAACAAGATCCTCTATCTCCAGCCGTATTCGGAACCCAATGCCATCATCAAGGAATGGGAAGACGATGTCACGTCGCCCCATTATGGCATGCCGAGAACCTACGAGCTGAAGGTATCCAGCGATGACACGACCCTGATCTCACGAGGGTCTGCGACGACGGCACGTCCTGTGAAGGTGCTGACGAACCTCGTCGTTCACCGTTCACGCGTCCTGCACATGGTCGAAAACACCCTGGAAGATCCTGTCTATGGATTCCCGCGGCTTCAACGGGTCTACAACCTGCTGGATGACCTGTTGAAGACGACTGGGGGTTCGGCAGAAACCTTCTGGCTGACTTCGAACCGTGGGATGCAGTTCGACATCGATAAGGACATGGAACTGCAGCAAGGCGATGCAGATGCCCTGAGCGATGAGATTGACGAATACATGCACAACCTTCGTCGGACGATCCGCACGAAGGGTGTCAAGATCAACAACCTGGGAAGTGATGTCGCTGATCCGCGAGGGACCTTCAACGTCCTGATTGCTCTGCTGTCTGGTGCGACAGGGATCCCACAACGCATCTTGCTGGGTGCTGAAGCTGGCCAGCTGGCTTCCGAGCAGGACCGTGCAAACTGGGCTGTTCGTATTGCCGAGCGTCGGATGTTGTTCGCAGAACCCACCGTTCTGCGGCCGTTCATCAGAATGCAGCAAGAGAACAACGCTCTTCCCAGCACCACAAAGCTGTCGTTTATGTGGCCTGATGCCTTCATCCAGAATCCGCTGGAACGTGCTCAAACCTCTGCACAGACAGCTCGTTCGCTGGCCAACGTGTCGAAAGCTCTCAGCTCCGAAGTTCCCGTCATCACGCCCGAAGAAGGTCGCGGTATCCTGGGTATCTCTGGACCCGCTCCAAAAGCCAAACAGCAGCGCGATGGCGATGGCAATGGTGTCGCAGATGTCCCAGGCGAAACAGAACGCCGTGGTGGAATCAATGACGCCGATGCCTCCGCAGGCTC